ACCTGAACTATACGGACGCCGCTGGGAATTGGACAAGTGTTCGGTACCGTGTGTCTGCTAGTATCCTCGGCTCCTACGGAACCCCAAAGGAATCAGATATCGTGCAGGTTATCCCCGCGTCCGCCCTCGTGATCTCCGGCACAGATGGCAATCTTGGCACCATTAAAGCCCCAGTGACATACTCCGTGACCTCTGACACGGGGAACCAAATTACAGTGACGGAAATCATCAATGGCCACGAGCGCACGCTTACCCCGGCCAGTGGACAGGCAATTGTGA